CCAATCTTAATCTCCCCGAAAACGACCAGTACGGTCCCTAATGGTCCGTGTGTAGGCCAAACTGAACAGGATTAGAAAAGATATGACCGAGACGATAACTCCCCGATATGGGGCTACTGAGCCTCGGCTACATAGTCCGTACCTCGAGGGTCCAAATCGTGGCGAGGAGATTTCTCAGCTGGCCGAAAGTATCGGCCTACCGCTTTTACCTTGGCAACGCTTTTGTATTTCAGATATGACGGCCGTAGATGAAAATAATATGTTTAGGAGACGTAGTAATTTACTTTTGACCTCACGCCAACAGGGCAAAACTCACCTCGCGCGTATGATGATGTTAGGGCATATGTTTTTATTCGATAGCCCTAACGTGCTTATTATGAGCTCTAATAGATCAATGGCCTTGGATACCTTTAGGCAAGTGGCCTACGCTATCGAGGGCTCAGCTGATCTAAGCCGACAAGTCAAACAGATCCGGTATGCCAACGGCACCGAGTCCATAGAGCTAAAAAACGGGCACCGGCTCGATGTTGTCGCAGCTACTAGAGACGGATCGCGTGGCCGTAGCGCCTCATTTTTATATATCGATGAGCTCCGCGAGATATCGGAGGAGGGCTATCGTGCAGCTACTCCTACCACTCGTGCAAAAATGAATAGCCAAGCCCTGTATACGAGTAATGCCGGTGATGCGTTTAGTACCGTACTTAATGACCTACGCGAAAGAGCTTTATCTAATCCTCCTGAGACGTTTGGTTTTTATGAATACTCGGCTCCGGCTTTTGCCAAGATAACCGACCGTAGCGCGTGGGCTTATGCAAACCCGGCACTCGGCTACTTATTCAATGAGGATGTATTAGCCGAGGCGGTAAGTACTCAGCCAATCGAAACTACAAAAACCGAAATGCTTTGCCAGTGGATTTCGTCTACGGCCTCACCTTGGCCGCATCTATCGGTTGAGGAGTCAGGCGATAAGGATCTAAAACTTGTACCCGGGCCTCTTACTATTTTTGCCTTTGACGTGGCACCAAGCCGCCGAGATGGATCGCTCGTAATGGGCCAAGTACTCCCCGATGGTCGGATAGGGGTAGCGGTCCTCGAGATATTTAGATCCGAGGTATCGATCGATGAGCTTTTTGTAGCTAACGCTATTGCCAAATGGGCCAAGGTTTATTATCCGAGAGCTGTTGCTTACGATAAATATACGACCGCCTCAATCGCTAAGCGCCTTGAGGTAAACGGTATACAGATTATGGATATATCCGGGCAAAAAGGTTATCAGGCCTCCGGGGATCTCTATGAGGCGCTCGCTAATAAAAGGCTCGTGCACTCGGGGCAGGATGAGCTTGTAACCCATATGGCTAACTGCGCGGCTAAGGAGTCGGATGCAAGTTGGAGAATTATTCGCCGTAAATCTGCCGGACCGGTAGATATTGCAATCGGCCTTAGTATGGTTGTCCACGTACTAACCCAGCCAATAGGTGAGGCTAAAGTTTACGTTTAGACACGCACGATATAGCCGTACTTATGCTTGACAATATGGGAAAATGGAGACTATGGGACTATTACAAACTCTAGGTTTTAAGTCAGCTGAAAAGCCGACTATTGAGGCCCAGTATGCCCCGGCCGTTATGGATACTACATACGGCTACGGATCGTTTAATACTAACTCCTCTTTTGGATATAACGGCGTAGGTATCGATCGTAATTTTGCTTTGCAAGTTAGCAGCGTAGCTCGATGCCGTAACCTTGTGGCCGGAGTAATCTCTAGTATTGATTTAGGATTATATAAAAAATCAACAGGCGAAAAATTAGGATCTCCAATTTGGCTAGAGCAGCCGGATCAGCGCCAACCTCGTAGCGTAACTATCGCTGCGACCGTAGATAGTTTAATGTTTTATGCGGTTGCATATTGGCGCGTAAACTCTTTGTATGCGGATGACGGCAGACCATCCGGCTTTGAGTGGGTAGCTAATAACCGCGTTACTTACACTACTAACAAATACGGTACCGAAGTACAAGATTATTTTCTAGATGGACAGCTTGTACCGATGAGCGGTATCGGATCTCTTGTAACTTTCCAATCTCTACTCCCTGGGGTATTGCAGTCTGCAAGTACTACTATTAAAGCGGCTTGGGATGTACAAAAGGCAGCGGCAGTAAGCGCAGCTACTCCAATGGCTACTACTATTTTAAAAAATAATGGTGCAGATTTACCGGAGTCACAAATCCAAGGCATATTAGCCGGTTGGAATTCGGCTCGCAGAAATCGCAGCACCGCATATTTGACCTCGACTCTCAGCGCAGAAAATATCGGCTTTTCTCCTAAAGAGATGGGCTACGTAGATTTCAGCCAATACCTAGCGACCGAAATCAGCCGGGCGATGAACGTACCAAGCTATCTAATTAGCGCGGATATGAATAACTCAATGACGTACCAAAATATTTTAGATGGCCGTAAAGAGTTTGTAGCTTATTCTTTACAGCCTTATATCTCAGCTATTGAGGATCGTCTCTCAATGAACGATATTACAAATAGCCAAAATCAGGTGCGCTTTGCGGTAGACGATACGTTTTTACGTGTCGATGCAAAGGACCGTTTAGATATTATCGAGAAAATGCTAAACCTCGATTTAATCGATGTAGACCAAGCTAGATCAATGGAACAACTTACACCGCTAGGGGATACAAGTGCTACTAACGTTTAATCAAGAAATTCAAGCTGCAGATACAGAGCGCCGTATCGTCTCGGGACTTGTCGCACCGTATGGAGAAATCGGCCACACAAGCGCAGGCCCGGTTATGTTCGAGCGCGGCTCCATTACTTACGCTGAAGCTTCACAAATAAAATTATTGATGCAGCACCAACAAGATAAACCGGTAGGCCGAGCGATTTCGTTTAGTGATTCTACCGCCGGAGTTTATGGATCCTTTCGTTTATCAAGTAGCACCCGGGGACAGGATGCACTTGTGTTAGCGCAGGAAAATCTCGTTAGCGGCTTATCCGTAGGGGTGGATGTAACTGCCTCTAAGCCGATGGGAGATTACTTGCTCGTCACGGCTGCAGTCCTGAAAGAAGTATCGCTCGTCGAGAGCGCCGCTTTTAGTAGCGCATCCGTCGATGAAATTATGGCGGCTCGTGCTGCTATTGAAGCTGCTACAAGTACAAAAGAAAAAACAACTACTATTTCTACGACTATCGTAGAGATTGAAACCGAAACAGAAACTGAAAGCGAGGAAGCTGTGACTACAGCCCCAGAAAATACACCGGAGGAAACTCCGGTAGATGCACCGGTCGAGGCTGAAAAAGTCGAGGCCGCTCGTAAGATAATCCGACCATCCGTACTTGATTCACAAAGACCACGTACGCCTATCGTCTCTATGGCAACTTATACAGAGCATAAGATTAAAGCTGCACTAGGTAACGATGACTCAAAGCTTTACGTAACCGCTGCAGATGATTCTTTCGCTACTAACCCAGCGTTTAACCCAACTCAGTACCTTTCAGAGTTTGTAACTAATACACGCTTTGGAACTCCGGCTATCGATGCCTGCTCTCAGGGAACTTTGCCAAATCAGGGTATGACTATTAACGTGCCCTCACTTGTTACTTCAGCTGGTGGAGGTTCAGGCGTAGCGCCAACCGTCACAGTAGAGGCCGAAGCTGGTAACGTATCTAATACAGGTATGGTTACAGAATATCTAACCGGTACAGTAAGCAAGTATGCCGGTATGAATACGATTTCAGTCGAACTCCTCGAGCGGTCAGATCCAAATTTTTATGCGGAATTGACAAATCAGCTTCAGAACGCGTATTTGACTACTATCGATACTGCAGTACTTAACGCTCTACTTGCGGCAGGTACTAACGCTTCAGCTACTACAGCTGATAGCGACGGAGTTATCGCTTACAGCTCACAAGCTGCGAAGCTCATCTATGAGAACACCGGTTACTTTGCTCAAAACTATATTGGTAACGGTGCACAGTGGCAGCTACTAATGAGCGCAACAGACACCACAAAGCGACCAATTTACAATGCGATCCAACCTATGAACGCAGCCGGACAGGTAGGCCCAGGCTCTATCCGCGGTAACGTACTTGGACTTGATCTCTATGTAGATCGTAACTTTACACAGACTGCAGTTGATGATAACTCAGCTATTATTTTGGCTCCTGAAGCTTTCACGGTTTATCGTGGACCTCAGGCTTATATGTCAGTAAACGTAGTATCAAACCTTCAGGTACAGGTCGCTATCTACGGATTTATGGCAACTATCGCGAAAATGCCTTACGGTATTATTAAGTACGCGAAAATCTAAGCAAGTAAACTAATAGTCGGTAGGGCTCTTAGCCCTTTGAGCCCTACCGGCCTCTTTTAAGATTGGAGTACAGAGATGCCAGCGACTTACGTCACCGAGGCCGAGTTAAGAGCTAACCTCGGGATTGAGAACCTGTACTCAAGCGATATAGTCGAGACGTGCTGCCAAACAGCGCAGGATCTCCTAAATCAGTTTTTATGGTTTGCCTCAGCTCCGGTAGTAGGAGTAACACTACAAAATAACGTAGCTACCGCGATGATTGCTAACCCTATGATTTTTACTACTGGGCAGAGCGTAACCTTGAGTGGATGCGGCTCAACTTTTAACGGCACCTATACGATTACCGGCACGATGCCTTGGAGTACAGGGACCGTAAGCCAAATGCCGAGCCTTATATGGAACCCTTATATGTGGAACTGGCCAGCCGGTTATAGCTTTATCCAATTCGCTAAGACAGCGGCAGACGTCAATTTTCAGCGCGTATTACCTTACGGCTCAGCTGTAGGAGCAGATACAAAAACTAACTCATACGCAACTACTCCGGCTATCCGTGAAGCCGCGATGATCCTTGCAGTAGATATTTTCCAAGCTCGCCAAGTCTCACAGACCGGCGGCGTATCGATTGATGGGTTTAGCCCAAGTCCGTACCGTATGGGTAATTCTATGATCGGCAAGATTAGAGGGCTCATAAGCGGATATCAAAATCCAAACAGTATGGTCGGATAATGCCAGCGCCGATTACTACACTCCGAGCCTCAGTAGCTACAGCTCTAGCTAATCCGAACGTATGGAATACCTACAGCTTCCCACCTCCAACTATTACAGCTAATAGCGTAATCGTGGCCCCAGCGGATAATTACATTACTCCGAGTAATAACACTTATAACACGATAGCGCCTCTAGCTAACCTAAAAATTATTATGACGGTACCTATGCTCGATAATCAAGGCAACCTGAACGGTATCGAAACTACAGCGGTAGCAGTATTTAATAAACTAGCTGCCTCAAATATCGTAATGAATATTGGCAGTATGTCGGCTCCTACAGTACTTAGCGTACAGAGTGGGGATCTACTAACCGCTGATTTTACTATCTCAATTCTCACGAGCTGGAGCTAACAAATGGCATATACAGAGGATGATCTAAAGTTTTTGCGAAAGATTGGGCAGATTGTAGATGAGCCTGCACCTATCAAAGTAGCAAAAGAAAAACCAACACAAACACCAACTACAACCGAAAGCGAGGAATAGGCTAATGGCTATATTCTTATCAAATGGAGTGGTCGTAACCCTTAACTCGGTAGACCTTTCCGATCACGTAACGAGCGCGACTATTAACCGCGTATTCGAGGAGCTCGAAGTTACAGCTATGGGAGATAACGCGAGACGTTATGCCAAGGGCCTAGAAACTTCTACAGTAACTCTTGATTTCCTAAACGATACTGCAGCTGGTGAAGTCCTAGCGACTCTCCAAGGTGCTTGGGGTACTACAGTGCCTCTAACGCTTAAGCAGACAAGCGCAACTGTCTCAGCTACAAACCCTGAGTATCAGACCACAGTACTAGTTAATAACACTACAGATATTAACGGTGCCGTAGGAGATATCTCTACACAGAGCATTACGTTTACTTGTAACTCAGTTATCGTAGTAGACACAACACCATAACCAACTAACAAAGGGGCAACAAATGGCACGACTCAAAATAACAAGGGCTACCGGTGAAGTGACCGAGCACCAAATCACTCCACGGATTGAGTACGCCTTTGAGCTCTACGCAAAGAAAGGTTTTCATAAAGCCTTTCGAGAGGATGAGAAGCAGACCGATCTCTTTTACCTTGCTCACGAGTGCTTACGCACGAGTGGAGAAGTAGTAAAACCTTTCGGCGCTGAGTTCCTAGATACGTTAGTAAAGGTCGAGGTCCTAGACGATGAACCTTTAGGCTAGGGCGGGATTCCCTTACCTATCAGATAGCCCAGCTGTCGATACGGTTAGGGATCTCGCCTCAGTCGGTTATCGATCTCGATACAGAGATGTACAAGATGCTTATACAAGTATTAAACGATGAAGCTAAGGAGGCTGAGAGAAATGCCAATAGACGTAAAAGGCATTAAAGAGACTCTAAAAGCTATTCGTAAAGTAGATCCTGAATTACTTAAAGAGATGAACACAGAGATTAAGGCCGTAATGATTCCTATCCGGGACAAGGCTCGAGGCTACGCTCCTTCACCGCAACCGGATAACCTGTATGGCTGGAACGAAAACACCACAGGCAAAACTATTACGGCTAAAAACTCGGCTTTTAGAACTTTTAACACCGAGGGCCGTACTCGCCTCTTTCCGCTTTATGACTACGAGACGGTTAGAAAAGGTATCTATTACGCGCAGCCTGCAGGATCACGCAATAAAAACGGCTGGCGAGCTTTGTACTATGTAGCTAATAAGTCAGCTGCCGGTGCAATTTACGAGACTGCCGGCCGAGCTAATCCCGGTGGATCCTCTACAAGCAAGTCTAATAACCCGGGCGCTGGTGCACACTTTATTAGCCGTATGGGTCCTCTCTATGGATCTCAGCGCGAGGAGCGCGGCCGTATGATTTTTAGAGCTTGGTACGAGGATCAGGGTAAAGCTCAGGCCGCCGTAATCCGCGCAATAGTAAACACAGTAAACGCCTTTAATCAAGGCCGTTACGGTAAGGCTGCATAATGGCGCTAAATATTCCTAGCTTAGTCGTAAGCGCCGTAACTACCTTTGATGGAAAGGCCCTTGGAAAAGGGCAAAAACAGATTTCGGGTTTTGAGAAAAGCGTAAAAAGTTTAGGTAGAGCTTTCGGCGTTACTTTTGGGGCAGCCGCTCTCGGTGCTTATGGCAGAAATGCAGTTAAGGCTTTTGCAGAAAATGAGAAATCGGCTATCCGCTTAGCTCAAGTAGTTAAAAATTTAGGCCTTGCTTTCGAGGTACCTCAGATAGAGCGCAACCTCGATGATATTTCTGCCAAGTATGGCTATCAAGGAGAGGTATTACGCGAGGCTTTCCAAAAGCTTATTGGAGTTACAGCCTCAGCGGCTAAATCTACAGAGCTATTAAACCTATCGCTATCGGTAGCCGCAGGATCGGGCCAAGATTTATTAACCGTAAATCAAGACCTCGCAGCGGCCTACGTAGGTAATACTAAAGGCTTAAGAAAATATAATTTAGGACTTACTCAGTCAGAGCTTAAGACCTTAAAGTTTGAGGATGCGGTAGCCCTATTAACTTCCACCTTTAAGGGCTCAGCCGAGGCAGAATTAAACACTTATAGCGGCAAGATGCGCGTATTAGGTGAGGCTGCCGATAACGCTCAAGAGATTATAGGTACGGGCTTAGTCAATTCCCTTATGATTTTATCCGGGGATAGTACCGTCGAGGAATTAGCCGATAGTATGTCCGAACTAGCTACCAATACCTCAGAGGCTCTAACTAACCTAGCTGAGTTTGGTAAAGGCGTACGAGATATATTTGGCCCTATTGCCGCAGGCGTAGAAAAATTTATTAAATTTACCCAGCCTTTAGCAGATTTAATTATTGAGGGTGATCCAACTGGGTTTACGGGTAGACCTAGACCTAGAGCTCGACGTATGTTTGAGGGTGGACAAGACTCAGTAGCAGAGGCTAAGTTATCAAAACAAAGAGCCGATGCTTTAGCAAAAGAAACAGCTAATCAAAAGCGCTTAGCAGCTGAAAGAACTAAGGCCGCTCGAGCAGAAAAAAATAAGGTTTCACTATCTAAGGCCGCTGCCGCGTTTGATAGCACTAGGATTTCTATAGCTGCCGCTCTACAGGCTACCTATGACAAAGAAACAAAGCTACGCCTCGAAGCTCTTATGCTTATCGAGGAGGATCGAGGCGATGAAGCTCTTAAGAAAATAAGCGAGTTAGCCAAGCTGCAAAAAAACGCCGATTTACAGCGCCTAGCCGGAGTAGATGAAATTAGTAACGCTACTCTTGGAGCCCTTAATACTCAGCTCCTTACAGAGCTCAAAGTTATCAATACTAGCAAAATGGCCGAGGGCGATAAAGAGCTTGCACGTGAGGAGGCGTTTAAGAAATATAACGCCGCAATAACGGCCGCTGGTAGCTTGGCGGCCAAGGAGTCATATAACGAGCGCGTACAGATTCAACTTACCGAAATTGCTCGCTTGGCCTCATTAAGTAAAACCTATAACGCCTCCGCTACGGCTGCCCTCTTACTTGAGTCGAGCGAGTTAGGGATGATAGATCGAGTAGCCAAGGCTCAGGCTACGGCTGATGCTAAGCGCCTTGCAGCTCTTAAAGAATATATGGAGCTACTAAACGGTAAAAAATACGATCCTTTATCGAGCTTCCAAAATCTTAGAGAAGTACCTAAACCTGCAGAAATATACGATCCTTTATCGAGCTTCCAAAATCTTAGAGAAGTACCAAAAACACCTTTAGCTTATGACCCTCTATCAAGCTTCCAAAACCTTAGAGAACTACCTCAACTTACAGAGCCTTTTAGATACGATCCTTTGTCAAGCTTCCAAAATTCAAGAGTAGACGTAACTATTAACGCCGGTATAGGAGATCCTGAGGCTATTGCACGAGCCGTCGAGGATGTACTTAATCAATCTACTTATCGCGGCACCTCGGTAAACCGCGGCGCAGGCCAATACTATGTCTAGTTGGCTCCCTGAGTGGCAAATTATCGTAGGGACTACCGTTTACGATAACGTGCTATCGGTCAATATGGCTACGGGCCGGGATGATATCGATTTACAGTGCAACGCAGGCTACGCACGTATGGAGATTATTAACCTAGATAACTCGGCTTTTGATATAGACGTAACCGATTCCCTAACCTTAGAGCTTAAGAATAGCGCCGGAGTTTATGTACCGGTTTTTGGCGGTGAGGTATCAGATTTTGGTATTTCGGTACGATCTCCTGAGGAGATAGGCTTTATAACAATCGGTAATATATTGGCCGTAGGATCTCTAGCCAAACTTACTAAAGCCCTCTTTCCCGATGCTTTGGCAAAAGATGAGGATGGCAATCAAATTTACGACGTGCTCAACGAGCTACTTATTAACTCCTGGTTTGAGGTAGCACCGGCTTTACAGTGGTTTAACTACGACCCTACGACTACGTGGGCTAATGCTGAAAACGTAGGGCTAGGTGAAATAGACCAGCCGGGCCTCTACGAGATGATTTCTCGAGCAGCTGAGCCGATTAGCAGCTATAACCTATGCGCTCAAATAGCACAAAGTGCCCAAGGGCAGATTTACGAGGATAAGGCCGGGCGAGTGTGCTACGCCGATACGGATCACCGTACCCAGTATCTAACTGCCAATGGGTATACGACTTTATCGGCTAATTACGCCACACCGTCAACGGTTAAAACAATCCTACAGATAGGCAAAATTCGTAACTCTTTAGTATTTAACTATGGCAATAATTACGCTAGCCAAGCTACGGCCCTTGATGCTACCTCTATCGCTAACTATGGCCGCTATCAGCGCAGCGTTACCACTAATCTACATAACCTTTCGGATGTAAATATACTTATGAACCGAGAGCTGGGACTGAGAGCCATCCCTCGAGAGCAACTACAAAGCATTACCTTTAGATTAGATAACTCAGAGCTGCCGGATGCCGAGCGAGATAAGCTTATAAACGTGTTTTTTGGCGAGCCGGTAATAATCAATAATTTACCTATCAATATGTTTGACGGCTCTTTTAATGGCTTTGTAGAGGGTTTTGCTATCAAGGCTACTCCGGGTTATGTAGATTTAACCCTTACTCTCAGCCCTACAGATTTCTCACTGGTCGCGCCACAGTGGGCAACAGTTAGCCCGGGATCCTTGGTTTGGACTGGGGTAAATGCTACTCTTATATGGCAAAATGCTTTCGGAGGTTTAACTTAATGGCAACTACTACACCTAATTTTGGATGGCCGGTACCTACGTCTACCGACCTAGTAAAAGATGGAGCTACAGCTATTGAGGCTCTAGGTGATTCTATCGATGCCTCGCTACTTGATCTTAAAGGCGGCACTACAGGGCAGGTATTAAGTAAAAATTCTAATACCGATATGGATTTTACTTGGGTAGCTCAGGATGACTCTAACGCTATTCAGAATACTATTGTCGATGCTAAGGGTGATTTAATTGCGGCTACAGCAGCCGATACACCAGCACGCCTAGCAGTTGGAACTAACGGACAAGTCCTAACAGCTGACTCAACGGCAGCAACAGGCTTGGCTTGGAGCACAGTTGCAGCAAGTGGATTTAGTCTAATTAGCACTCAAACAATGTCGGCTGCCGCTTCATTAAATGTAAATAACTGCTTTTCATCTACCTACAAAAATTACCTAATCTTGATTAACTGCACCACAGCTTCAGTAAATGATTATATTAACTTTAAGTTAAGAGTATCTGGCACAGATTCATCTACCAGTTATCACGGTTGGTTCCAGAGAAACTTCTCTACAAGCGGAACGCAACCAACTCAGATATCGAATGTCAATAACGGCACAAAGTTGGAAATTAGCTCAAGTTCCCAAAATCTCAACGCTGTAATAGATGTACTAAATCCCTTCGTAGTAGGCCGTACTGGGCTTACTTCGGTTTCTAACATCTGGGACACTACTAACACTAGAAACATTGCAGAAACTTCACAAGCGCAGCACAGCGAATCAACATCTTATGATGGCTTCTCGCTTATTCCGGATTCAGGCACACTCACAGGCACAGTTTACATTTACGGATATGGAGTCTAATAATGGCTAAAGCAATTGAAGTCAATATTGCAACTGGTGAAGTTATTGAAAGAAATATGACAGCCGAGGAATTGGCTCTACAGTCAGATTCTAAAGCTCAAAGCGTAGCTAGAGATGCTGAGCTTGAAGCAAAAGCTGCAAGCAAATTGGCAATATATGAGAAGCTTGGTTTAACTCCTGATGAAGTAGCAAATCTACTTTCATAATGCTAAAGAGCTATAACGGGTACCCAGCCTCAAAGAATCCCGAGGAGATTAAAATAAAATCCTACCCAGTAAAGGGTACGGATCGTAAGCTTAGGTGCGCTGAGAGTGTGGGCCCACTCTTGGCGGCCTTTGCAGCTGAGTTTCACGAGCTGATAGAGCCTATCGATAAAGGTACGTTTGATGACTGGGGCTACGCTTTTCGTATGGTACGCGGCTCTACAGATAAATTATCCTGCCACTCCTCCGGTACAGCTATTGATCTTAACGCTACTAAACACCCTCTAGGCAAGTTCGACACCTTCCCGGCTGAAAAAGTACCTATGATTCGGGCGCTCGCTAAGAAGTATGGGCTCAAGTGGGGCGGCGATTTTAAGAGCCGGCCGGATGATATGCACTTTGAGGTAGAGGTAAAACCCGGCAAGGCTAAAGCCTTAATCGAGAGTTTAGGTTTATAATTATCTAAATCCTTAAGGGCACTAAGGAGCAACAAATGAAAGAGCAACTAATCGCGGCCGGTAAATCATACGCACGTGCAGCTTTAGCAAGTGCAGCGGCGCTTTATATGTCCGGTATTACAGATCCTAAAGTACTAGCTAATGCGTTTATCGCAGGTTTAGTAGGTCCACTACTTAAAGCTGTGCAGCCAAGCGAGAAGCAGTACGGCTTAGGCTCTAAATGATCCGGGCCCTGATAGGGGCGATCGCGGGGATTCTACTCCTATCAGGGTGCGGTTACAATGGATGGGTAAGATATGAGTGCCAAGAATTCGAGAACTGGGAAAAGCCTGAGTGCGTTAAGCCTCAATGCGAAGTTACCGGCACCTGTACTGAGGACCTTATTAAGCCAAATGATTAGAGAAAAAAGACGGCTTTCGCCTGAGGATATACACGCTCGCCTAATCTTTCTTATAGGTGCAGTACTGGCATTAACTTTTTTTGTCATTACAGCTGGGGCCGTTTATGCGCTTGTCTTTGTTACCCAGCCTGTAGGGGCTCAAGCGCCTAACGATCGAGACTTTATACAGCTCTTACAGACTCTAGCCATATTTTTAACGGGTGCTTTAGGCGGCGTACTGGCCGGTAACGGGCTTAAATCTAAGCCTAAGGATCCTATAAAACACGACACGCCTACGTAAATACTTGTCATATGTCAGATAGTGCCCTCATACTATTACTACACACGCCGAGAGGGCTACTCGGGTAGTAGCCTAATCGGCCTTAACAAAGGGCGATATATGAACAGCTGGGATTTTTTAATAGTAATTGGCGTAACTGCAATAGGGGTCGGTTTTATCAGAGCCTCTTATACCCTCGGATATCGAGAGGGACACAGCGAGGGTTATCTCCGCGGTAGAGCTATAGCGAAAGCTCTCAAGGATAAAGAAGCGGCGCGATAATGGGATTTATCGATAACTACGAGGATGTAAACAGCCGCATTAAACGCTTTCGTACTGAATTCCCCTCAGGGAG